GCGGTTAAATTGTCTGCATCAAAAACTTGAGTGTAGCTATTTCCACCTATTTGAATTTTAATTGAAAAGAATTGACGAGTACCTTTTTTGTAAAATACACTTGCGGTTGCAGTTGTAGTTGATGGTGGTGTTATATTGTAAAATAGATGGTTTCCATTTGAGGAATCTTCAGTTACTTTATCAGCGTTTTGAGTTCCATCTGGGCTTGTCACATTATTAGCCACAATCGTAACTCCACCTTTATCCCACTCAGCGTTATCAAAAGACGAACTATATTTAACAAGGTTTGTCCTTTGCGGTTCTACAAGTAAACTTGGACAAGTTCCGTTTGAGTAGTCAAGTCTTGGTATGTTAAGTCTTGTTTCCGTTTTTTGGTAGTCTTTAGCGGTTGAGCCCTCGACTGCTTGCGCAAATGTAAAGTCAATAGCCTGACCACTTGACCAAGTAAAAAACGCACCTAACAGAATAGCTGTAGTGTTTGAATCTGCGACAAATGAATATTGAAACTCTTGCCATTGTGTGGTGTAGCTTATGTTATTTTGTGGCGACAAAACAGCTCCGCCGTGATTAAGGTTGATAACACCTGAGGTTGCGCCTTTAATCCAAATTGTAACAACATAAGTACTGCCTATGTTAGTAGCAATATCTTGCGTAACTATTCCATTAAACCCAGCAAAAGAAGTCATTCGCACTCCAGTAGTCCCACCATTTGGGTCTGTTATTCCAGTTGTTACATTCGATATGTTAATCTTATTCCAAGCTGCGTTGTCGAATTTCTCCGAATAACTAAAGAGGTTATAAGGCACTAACTCTACCAAGCCAGCAGAGTTTACTCGTGTTGCGGTGGTCGCTCGTGTTACTGACATATCGCCACTTCCGTCCGACGGAATAATGGAATAAAGTTTGCCTTCCTTATATCCGTTTGGTGTTACAATTAAAGAGGCAGTATCTAATAGGCTCATATTTGAGAAAGGTTTAAAATGGTTAAAGACATACAAAAAGACGATTCCAAAACTCCACCCTCTGAGGCTACTCTTAACTCAAGTTCAAAAGGTGCATTAAAGGTTGTAGTAGCGTAATCATACGTAGAATCTGCGGTATTAATTTGGTCTCCCCACCACGTTGATTCGTAGATCTTTCCCCAACTGATATTATTTGACATTTTCTTTTGCTATTTTTTGTAAATAAACCTGCAACTTTTCTACGTTTTCTTTTTTCGGTTTGTAGCTGCCTAACTTTATTCGTTTTTTCATATGTACCAAGAAGTGTAATTATTCATTCGATCCGGATACATATCATCATTAGAGTTGGTATTGTACTCCGGAAACAAGTAATTATTGAAACACATATAATTAATGAAACGCTCCGTGTAATGCTGAGCAATAGATCTTTCTTTTTCTGTTAAATAATCAATCTCGTTCTTTTCTGCATTGGTTGCGTTTTCTGATCCGTGTTTATATACGCCTTTATTTGCGATTGTATAAGCCGCAAAAGGCAAGTATTCAAACATTGCCCAGTGGATCAACATTGGTTTAACGTATGTCGTAACTAAATTTAGGTAGTTACCAGAAAGCGTGCCAGCAATAATATCTGCTTCAATCTTCTCAAGTAACTTGGTACCTAAATAGTTTTGTATATGAATATCTTGAGCAATCTTAATGAATTGCACAAATTTGTCTACGTCTACATTTCCGTTTGTAGCGGTAAACTTTACCAGATCAGCGTCTGTTATTAATAGTGCTTGTGCCATTATCTTGTAATTGTGCGTTTAGGTTGAGGATTGCTTGGTAAAAATCCGTAATTAGGCATATCAACAGGTCGCTTAGAAACAAGCTCATTGTTTGTAACTACGTAACCACGAGCAGCAGCCTTACTTACTGCAATTTGTCTGATTTTAGGATCATTAATATTGATTGCTTTTCCTTCAATAGCAGCATAAACCTGTTTGTTCCATCGGTGGTGGCAGTTACCTCCGCCTTTGTACAACCAAATGTCATACGTTGCAGCTCCTTCTGGGCCCCAACCTGCGTTAACCGCTTGTCCTGACATTTTCTGGATATCTTCTTTGCGGTAAACTTTACCGGCTGTCATCATCTTTTGACAAAATTCTCTTGAATTACTGCCTAAAGAACCAGCGTAAACATAACGAGTAATAAATTTAACACCATCAATTACTTTATCTTGAGTGCTTCGGATATTAGGTCGGCTATCTCCAGTGCTTACCAATTCGATCAACTTGCTAAATAAGCTTTGTTTAGGCTCATTAGAAAGCATTTCGTTCTCTTTATCGTCTGTATCATAGTCAACTTCTTTTTCGTCTATTAGAAGCCAATTATCAGCAGGCATTTCTCCTAAAGCAATAAGCGGTTCTGCAATCGCATCAATACCACATTCGTGTTTGCTTAACTCGGTACCTGTTTCTTCTTGTACTTGCTCTTCTGTAATTGCGTTTTCGAGATCCGTAAATTCTAAAGGTTGTAAAGTTTTGAAGAAAAGACGAACTGAAAGGCCATTAAAATGCAACACTTGTTCAAAAGCAGCAATTATTTCATCTTGCATCGGTCTAATAACCATATTGTCAAACAAAATAGCTGAGTTCTTAAGCTCATCGGCATTTGAACTAAAACCATTTGATGAAGCAACACCAAATAATAAAGGAGAAGTAACGTTATGTCCTAACATAATTTTACGCATACATTCCTCAGATAAATACTGATAATGTTCCGGAGCATCATTCAAAGGAATGGCATCAACCGTAGTTTTCATTTCAGCATTCTCGTTGTATGAAGTAACTACCTTTTTACCTTTAGGGCCAGTAAGCTGGCTTTTAACTTTGGCATCAATGATATTCATTTGCTCTTCAGTCGGTACTCCGTTGTTGAAGTTTACGATCATCGTTGGAGAAAAGCCATTCTGAACATCGTTGATCAGGTACTCGGCTATTTCTTGCTCCATTAGGGCATAGGGGAGTGATCCTTGATAGTCTGGATACGCATAGTATTTCATACCTACCGTGTAGGGCTTTGAATAAATGATCTCAATCAATTCATTCTTACCGCCGAATCCAAAAGCTGGAATGCGTTTAGGCTCAAACTTACGTGTATCTGTCCAATCATCAGAGTAATAATAACCCTCTATTTCTCCGTCTTTGTTGCATTTTTCTGCTCTAAGCAAGTTGACTGGCATATGGTATGCCTTGAGTATTTTTGACTTGCTTTGGTTGTAGTGTACTTGCAATGCGAATTGTCCCAATAACTTGCGGTCCATAACGATTTTACGGATGCAATCATCGTGAAACAAGGCTTTGACTTGTGCATATTCATTAGGTTTGCGATCTGCGTTTAAAACGCCTAAACCACGACCATAAATCAAACGTGTTACGTTGTTTATAATTGCGGCATTTGTTGTACTGTGATTATAGCGGTCAATTAAGAACTGAAAGTAATTATTTTCACCTCCAAATTCAACCCAGTTATCTCGTTTGCTTTCCGTGATAATAGGTGGCTCGTATTGGCTTAAATTGACAAACTGTATGTTACTGCTCATATTACGATAAATTCGTTGTTAGATACGTTAGACGTATATTGGTTGTAGTTTACACTAAAGTTAGTTAAAGGCGAATCAGTGCAATATATCTTATCTCTGTAAATGATATTAGATCCGTTTTTTAATACCAATAAATAACTGCGGCCCTCAACAAGATCAAACGTAGCAGTAATTGAATGAGTATAATCTCCGGCAACACTTGACGTAATCGAAACTGTTTCCGTTGTATTCTCAATTTCATCAATAATCTGCATAGTATTGTAACCTGTTTTACGAGGTACAAAGCTAAACGTTTGCGCTGAGTTTGAAGTTGTAAGTACAATCATATCTTCATAACTACTTTCATTCAATTTTGTTGCAAATAAAAAAGCCACCCGATTAAGAGTGGCCTTTCCATAGTAGTTAGTAGATCTTAGTTGTTGTCAATAGTTGCACCACCAAAAGCAGTTGCTAATGCAGTTTCAGAAGCAACATCAATGAAATTGGCCAATAGCTTCTCTTGACCAACCATTGTGAAAGTGTAACCGTTTAGATCACCCATCGCAGTTCCGTTAACAACGTTTGCAGTAGTTACCTCCATACCGTGCTCAAGGCCAGCAAAGAAGTAAGAACCATTACGTGAACGAACAACAACGTGAGGACGTCCGTAAGCCAAAAGCTTAGCAGTTTTATGCGTAGCAATATCTTGGTTTTTCAAAGTGAAAGTCAAAGTTTGCTCAACAAATGTAGTTCCGTTTTCACGTGAAGAGTTAATAACTTGATCAAAAGAATTTGTACCCTTAAGTTCAAATTTGTAAAGTGTAGAAACACCAGCAACTGAATCAATTACATCAGTGTTTGTACCATCGTAAGTAATACCAGAATAGTCTCCGTAATTAACAAAATAGATAGCATCAATACCACCTACTGCTGTCTTACATACCTCAAGTCTACCGTTAGCTAAATCGCAGCTCATATCTTAAAAATTTTTAAAGTTTATAAAAAAGGGAGGGAAGTTTTTTACCGCCCTCCCCAGTTATTTAGGTTAATTAAGATTAGTTAGCAGAGTTTGTAATTCCGTAAGTAACCATATCTTCAGCAAAACCGTATTTAGCATCTGCGGTGAAACGCATAATTACTCTGACGTTCTCAGATCCGTCAAGGTCGGCCATATCTAACACCTTAACAAGGTTCATATCGTTTAAGATACCTGTTGCAAAGTGAAGGTTTGAAGATGGAGTAGCGATAGCTGTATTAGCAGCCATACCGTTAGCCATAAATACAGGAATACCGTCAAAGAATACATCACCAAGAACTTGGTTTGTACCTTGATTGTTGTAACCATTAGCACCAACACCAGAAGCAGCAAAACCACCTAAAGCACGTACATACGCTTTGTAGATGTTTTGTGAAACGTAAAGTTTAAGATCTGGGTGACCGTAAAGGCGAGCAGGAATAGCATCAACCAATTTACCAAGCTCAGTGATAGCGTTAGCAGCAGTTACAGTTGTACCGGCAACTTCTTGAGCAGATGGCAAAGCAGCATCAGCAGCAATTTGAGTAGAGATACCTGCGAACTGACCAGCAGTGTTGTTAACACCTGTCCAGATAGTCGTTTCCATATTGGCAGCAACTTTCTCAGATACGTGAGCAATCAAGAAGTCAACAAAAGACTTAGGCATAACATCGAATGCAGAAAAGCCCATTTCAGCAGCCTGCCAAGTCGAGTGAAAGTCTTTTTTACAAAGTTGTAAATTTACTTGGAACTCTTCCGGTTGCAAGATACGCTCAGTAAGTGTTACAGTTGACGTAGCATCAAAATCACAAGTTGCGTTCTTGATAATGTCGTCTGTACCAACTTTTTGAATTACTTGCTTATACTTAACATTCGGGTGGATAGTAAATCCGCCTTTCTCCAAAGTTGGAGCAGATAACAATGCTGCAGCGATATATTTTCCGCTAAATTCGCCAGCATATGTTGTAGTGATTGAAGTGGTAGTAGCCATTTCTTAAAATTTAATTTAGTTAATTATTTGTTTAGTTTTTCAAGGATTGAATCCATAGTTGTACGAGCCTTTTTAGGAGCAAATTTGAATAGCTCAACAGGTTGTGCGTTTTCTGGATTATGTAAAATTGGTTTTGGCTCAGCTTCAACAGCAGCTAACTCAACCGGTGCTTCTTCTTCTTTTGCTTCCTCAGTTGGTTGTGCAGATAGTTTTGCCAATTCAGCTTTCAATGTTTCGTTTTCTTTTTGTAAAGCTTCCATTTCTTTAAAATGTGATTCCTTTACAATAGATTCAATGATCTTCTTTGCAGTTGGTGCAGCTTCAGCGGCCATTTCTTCTTCAACAGGCATTCCTGCTTCAACTTCTGGCTCTTCAACTTCAACTTCAACTTCTGGCTCAGCAGCTTCACGAACATCAGCAATAATACCTTCTTCAATTACAACAAGGATGCGCATATCCTCCAATTCGTAATCTCCAACAGGCAAAGGAATTTTTTGCTCATCTTCAGTTACAATAAACACTTCGTTACCAGCTTCAAAAGCATCAGCTTCCAAAACAGATACACCATCAGTTAATTTCATTTGTTCTAACTTAACTTCTAATCCAAGAAGCGCGCGAACTTTGTTTAAAACTTTGTTTTCGTTCATTTTTATTTTAGTTTATACCGCTTTAACTATACTTGTTATATTCTGTTGCGTTTTTATCCGTTTACGCCTGTAATCGTTCTCGGTTGGTTCGTGTTTGTAACGGTACTTGATCCTTGCTGAACCAAAGCACCAACGCCTTGATTTTGTAGATCTCCATTGCAGCAATTTTTTGAATACGTACCATCATCGCATAAGCATCCACGTTTCCCACCTCTTGGGCTTGACTTGCTTGGTGTTTTCTTTAAAAATGACATATTATTTATTTTTAAGTTGTTCTAATTTTCTTTGTGCCCATTCAATACCGGCATCTCCTCCCCAAGCTAACCACATTAATCTGCCACATCCATCGCCTAGCTCCTTTTGTGAGTTTTGACGATGACGTTCAAAGGCAGCCATTCTGCTAATCGTTTCCTCAGATATAGGTTCTCCGTTTGCTAATTGGTTTGCACGTTGTTTTCCTACCGGTGTGCCGCAAGATCCCCATCCGTTTTCAGCAGCCCAACGTAAAGCAATCTTAGCATTTTCTTTAGCGGCTTCTGGATAGTCATTATAAGATTCAAGTTTGATATCTAAGATCTCTTTTAAATACGCTATTACTTCGTCTTTTTCTTCTGTTTGTGCGCTCATTTCGTATTTATCAGCAAAGTAGCCTTCAATAGAAAATCCTTTAACTTCTCCGGCCTTTACTCGCTTCCAGATATCATCGTTGTTTACTTTCATTGATATCATCCAAGTTCCTTTAGGTAAATCAAAACCATATAACTTAGATTTGTCAGTTTTAGGATCATCAATAATCCAGCTTTCAACTACTGACATTCCATCAATTTCTTTAGCGTGTTCTAACGTAGCATTGTTCTGATTAGATCGCATTAAGAATAACTCAGATGCTTTGCGTACTGTATCTTCAGAAAAGAATATTTCCCACTCACGTTTTGTCTTTTCATCGTTGCGGTAAATCTTTTTGTTAGGCGTTAATGCTGGGCCCATCAAAATGCGCTTCTCTTGATCAACTTCTTTGAGTTGTACTTGGTGCTTATTTAAAGCAATGAAGTTCTCTTCAATAGCCGGAAATTCAACAACGCTTACCGCTTCGATCCCGTGCATCGGATCTCTTTCATCAATGATTAATTCTATTAAATCCATATTCCCTAAACTTAAAATGGTTTATAATGTTGCATTTTCTATTCTGTTTCGGTCTAAGCTTTGAGCAGTTGTTACCTGTCCAGAAACAACGTAAGCCTGTACCGGAGTTTGTTGTAATTGCGCTAATTGGTTTACTCCAGAGTTACCTACTACGTTAAATTGAGGTGATACAATACCACCATTTCCTCCTGATGTTGGTGGAGTTAAATTATTAGGGCTTGTACTTCCTCCAAATCTAGCAGATGCAATTTTAGCAATACCAACTGCACCAAAAGCTGCGGTTAAACTTGCTTGAATTGCAGGATATGCTGGGTTTATCGCTGTAATAGGTGATTTTTGAGCAGTTTTCCAAGCTTCAATAGTTCCCTCAATAGTTGCAATAGTTGATGAGGCAATCTTAGCTGCTTTATCTATATTGAATGCTATTTTTGCTTGTTTTTCATTTCTCTTTCCAAATAATTCAGTTAAGTTTGAAACTAAAGAAAGAGCATCCATAGCTAATTTTATCTTGCCATCTCTTATTTGCTTTTCTTTTTCTTCTTCTGACTTTCTATATTTATCATTTATTATACCAAGCTCCCTATTTTTAGCTTCTTCAATTATAGCTAATTGTTCTGCATTTCCTTGAGCTGCTTCCTCTAATGCAAAATATTTATCATTTACTGCTAATATTTCTCTTTGTTGATCAGACAATCCAGCTTGATAATTAGATTCTTGTAATGATTCAATCTGAGCTAAGTATTCATTTTCTGCTTGTATCTTTAAATCATTTGCTTTTTTATTAGCATCAGCAATTATCTTTAAACGAGCATCTTCATATTTTTTATCTATTTTTTCTTTTTCTTTTGCCTCAGCTTCTTTTAATTTAGTAGTATCTAATTTAAATTTTTCTGCTTCCTTATAAAGATCTTCATATTTACGAGTTATCGCTACTTTTTCTCTTTCCTGCTCAGTCAATAAAGTATCAGCGTAATCTTGCTCAGCTTTTCGTATTTTTTCAATAGCATCCGTCTTTGCTTTTAACGCTTCTTTTTCTGCTGCTGCTTTTTCTTTAGCTCTTTCTTTAGCCGCTGCGGCTGCTTCTTTACCTTCTGCAATTTCTTGACGGTTTAACATTTTGCGTTGACGGTTTAATTTAATTCCTGTCATTGCATTTTCGGTTTCAGCTTCATTCAAAGCAATGGTAGCTTCTCGAATTTGCTGCTTCATTTTTACCTCAGCTTGACCGCCTAATGCTTTGGCTTTTTCTTGAAGTATTTTTAAATCTACAGCAGCAGTTCTAACCTTTTCAGCTGCGCTTTCTTTTTCTGCCTTAGTAACTTCCTCTAATGCTTTCTTTTTAGCTTTTATGCTGGCAGTTTCATCAGTTAAAATCTCTCGTGATTGTACAAGTAATTTATTAATTTCTGATTCACGAACTGCCTGCTCTTTTTTAGCTTTATTGTTAGCTTGTTGTTGCTTTTCTAAACCACGAACAATGGCGAAAGTTGTACCATTTGCAGCTTTAGTTAATTGATCAAATGAAGTTGCCGCTTCTGAGTTCGCTTTTTTCCAAGCTTCTGCCGCTCCTTTAGGATCAAATGACAAAAATTTAACTACTGCCTCAGCTGCATAAACTAATGATCTTGTTAATCCGAAAATAGCATCTTTAACTTGAGTACCTACTGCACTAATACCCTCCCAAACTGCTGCAATTTCTTTTCCAATTTTTACGTTTGACTGGAAAGCTTCATATATAAATTTTAAAGCACCAACTATAACGGTAAGGATCAAAACAACTGGATTGGCCATCAACGCCTTTAATGACGCTCCAAACGAGGTAACACCACCTTCAGCAGCTTTAAACTGCGGAACCATTGAAGTAACTACATTTTTAATGTCTGTAAATACTTTCATTTTGCCACCAGCCTGTTCGCT